GCTTGGAAAGGTATTAAAGGCGCTTGGGACGGTATGGTAGAGTGGTTCTCTAATCTATGGAACGGAGTAAAAGAAACGGCTTCAAATCTTTGGAATAGTTTCTTAGAGACAGCTAAACCAGTAATCGAAGCTATTAAGAACGCATGGAATAGCATTACAGAGTTCTTTTCTGGACTTTGGGAAGGTATTAAGCAGTTCGCTTCAAATGTTTGGAACAGCTTTGTAGAAGGTGCGCAACCAATCGTGGAAGCGTTGATGAATGTATGGAACGCCTTGACGGAGTTCTTTACGACATTATGGGACGGTATTGTTTCAATCGCAAAAACGGTTTGGAATGGTATTGTCGAAGTTGTGACGGCTGTTGTTGAGACGGTTAAAAACGTCTGGAATGGAATAGCGGAGTTCTTTAGCAACCTTTGGAAAGGAATTACAGAGGCGTCTACTATTGCGTGGAATGGTTTTGTTGATTTCCTTACTCCTATTGTTGAAACAATCAAAGGATTGTGGAATGGTTTTGTTGAGTTCATGACTGGCGTTTGGAATGGTATTGTTTCAGTTGCTACTACAGCATGGAATTTACTACAACCTATCGTCGAAACGGTATGGACTGGTATTCAAACATATATCTCAACTGCCATTCAAAACGTACAAACTGTTATCGCAACAGGAATGCAAATTGTTCAAGAAGTATGGAATGCGGTTTGGACGGTGTTTACAACGATTGTTCAAACTGTATGGACGGTCATTTCAACGGTAATTTCAACAGTATTGAATGTAATCGCAGGTATTATCAACACGGTTACCGCTGTAATCAAAGGAGATTGGAGCGGTGCTTGGGAGGCAATAAAAGGAATTGCAAATACTGTTTGGGAAGGTATTAAGACAATCATTTCAACAGTTATCAATGCAATTAAGGACATCATTAGTGCTGTCTTAGGCGCAATCAAAAATACCGTTTCAGCAATCTGGGAAGGTATTAAGAGCATTTTCACAACAACAATCAATGCAATTAAAGAAACAGTCGTCAATGTTGCGAACGCCATGAAGGAAGGCTTCTTGGGTGCGATGGACGCACTTAAAGGCGGAGTTTCAAGTGCTATTGGGGCAATCAGTGGTTTCTTTGGCAAATTATGGAATATTGATTTAAGCGGTGCAGGTCGTGCTATTATGGACGGTTTCCTCGGTGGGTTGAAAGCTGCATGGAGTGCGGTTACTGATTTCATCGGTGGCGTTGCTAACTGGATTGCAACGCATAAAGGTCCTATCTCTTATGACCGCAGATTGCTTATCCCTGCTGGGCAAGCTATTATGGGCGGTTTCAATAGAGCTTTAATGAGCGGATTTGAAGATGTCAAAGGCAATGTATCTGGAATGGCGGGCGGTATCCGTTCGATGTTCGATGATGCAGGTTCTAGAGTTTCGGCTATGTCAAATGCTTTGCAAGGCGATTTCTCTAATAACGTATCTGGTACATTATCAGCTACTTATGAAGTTAATCAGACAAAAGAGCCTGCTGTTATCAACCTTGCACTTGGTTCTAATGATTTTAGAGCCTTTGTTTCAGACATTTCAAATATTCAAAGTAAAGAAGAAAGGATAAGATTGAAGGCTTCAAGCCTTTAATGGTGGTTTAAATGTATACTTTTAATGACACAACAAAAGGCACGCCAACATTTAACTCTGGTTTAGAAGTTCAATTTGGCGGTGTAAGCCTCAATCAAGAAATGAATAACGAGGACGGAACGTTTTTTGTGGCGAATACCACAGGTCGAGACGTCCTCGATTTTAACCATGAAACAACAAAAATAAAAGGGCGAGACGGTCAATATCTCTATGGCGCTACTTATAAAGAGCGTGAGATTGAGGTACAGGTCAGACTTACTGGATATACTGATTTGGGAATGCGGAAACAGTATGAGCGTTTAAACCGCTTGTTGTTTTCCCGTAAAGCTAAAAAATTAGAGTTTGGCGATGATGGAGAGAGATATTACAAAGCTATCTTTTCAAAAGTTAAGAAGCCAGAACTAGAAGATGCGAATGATACAGTTATCAAGTTGCATTTTATTTGTTATGACCCGTTTAAATATACTGAGCCTAAAAGTACAGGAAGTAACAAGGTAACTTATAACGGTGACTTTCCAACAGAGCCTATTTTGTACCTTACAACGCAAGCAAGTTCTGAAATTCGCATCTTACACCTTGAAACTCAAAAATATATCAGATTAAAAGCTACTTACGTTCAAGATTCAAGTCTGATAATTAATTGTGAAACTAGAGAAATCACGTTAAACGGCAGAAACGAGTTGAAAAACTTTGATGTGGTTAACAGTCGATATTTCAAACTTCAAAAAGGCGTAAACACATTTCAAGTTGAGGGCGCTACATTGAATGACATCCAGTATAAAGAGGTGTTCGCATGATTTATTTATTTAATCAGACAGAGGAATTGATTGATGTAATCGATGAAGCGAGCCTTGCGGATTTTACACATACGATTGAATTGAATCAATTTGATAGAGCGAGCTTTGAAGTCCCTATTGATTACAAGCCTAACATTATCAAAGAAGCCCAGTTTTTCGGATTTCAATCGAGAGACAGGGCTTTTTGTTTATTCAGAATTTCTGGAAAATCTCGTGACCTAGGTTTAACTATCCAAGGCATAGACAGAGCGGAAAGCGACTTACATTCATTTATTATCGAGGATAAGCGTCCAAGGGGAACTGCTGACCTTGTATTGGGTGGAATTTTAGAGGGAACAGGCTATCAATTAGGAAATGTGGACGGCTTGACAAGGACTGGAAAAATGAGTTTCTACTACATTTCAGTCCGCCAAGCTCTCGTTAAAATCATTGAGTCATACGCCTGCGAATTCAAGGTTCGATATACTTTTGTCGAAAATAAGATAATTGGACGATATATTGACCTAAGCCAACGATTTGGACATGCTACTGGACATCAGTTCGAGTACGGTTCAAACATTTTAAATGTTACTCATGAAGAGTCGTCAGACGAAGTCGTAACTGCTTTAATTGGTCTTGGCAAAGGCGAACAAAGTACGAATGAGGCTGGCGAGGCTACAGGCGGTTATGGTCGAAGAATTCAATTTAAAGAAGTTGATTGGTCTGTCGCTAGAGGCGACCTTGTTGATAAACCAGCAGGACAAAATTATGTAACAAATGAGTCTGCAAAAAATATCTATGGTTTACACCAAAACGGAGTTATTAAGCATCGTTTTGCCGTGTATACAAACGAGGATATCGAAGACCCAGTTGAGCTATTAAAAGCGACGTACAAAGAGTTGCAACGCTTATCTGTTCCAATCGTAACATTTAAAGCTAATCTCCTAGATTTAGCCAATGCGATTGAGAATGATATTTGGATTGGAGATAGCGTCGGAATCGTAAGAGACCAGATAGAAATTTCCTTTGAGGCTAGAATTCACAAGCTAACAATCGACAAACTTGATAATAACCGCTCGGTCGCTGAGCTTGGAGATTATCAAACGTTGCAAGCTAAAGACCGTGCGACACGTCAACAAGCAATCAAAGAGGTTGTGAAAGGCTTTACCGAGTCACTATTCGACCAATCTATTGCGAAAGAGGTCGAAAGACGCAACAAGGAAATTGATGAAAAAGTTCGAATCATAGAGCTTGAAATTGACAATGCTCTAAAAGAATACAAACACAAAACAGAGGAATTAGGCACTAAAATCCATGAAGAAATGGAAAAAGAGCGTCCAGAGTTTGTTAAGCGTATCCGAGAGGAATTAATGAGCGGTGCGGACTCAATCGCTGAGTTAAGCAAGAAATTGGAACAGGTCAGCGAAACCGCAAGAATAAATGCAGGACTGATTGGTGGAGACGGAACAGCTATTTACAATAAGAACCGCCTCAACGGTAGCGCTGCCAAAAAAATTGCCTATGGTACTGATTATGTCGAAGTTGGACACAATGGAGAAGGTTTTGAATTAGGTAAACAGTACGTGATAAGCTGGTCGGCAACATGTACGCCTTACGGAAAAACGGACGTGACTGTAATCATAAACAAAACACCGTTTTATGGTGGTCATGTTCATTTCGCACCTATCAATTCGCCTTTGCCAGAGATTGACAAAGACTTAACTCAAAAAGAGGAACAGGTCTTATCGGTTTATAACGGTGCTTACAACTTGACGTTCTCAGGCGACTGGTACCAAAACTCAGTGCAGTCCATTATGGTTGATAATAGGACAACTCGTTTTGAGTTTGAACCAGTCTATAAGACGATTGCGGACGGGCAAAATTCAATATATGACGGAAGTTGGAACGAAAATCCAACATTAATATTTGATGGAGGTAGAACATGACGGAAACAATTCCAATTAGAGTGCAGCACAAACGAATGACAGCGAGCGATTGGGCAAACAGTCCACTTGTTCTGCTTGATGGTGAGTTAGGTGTTGAGAGCGACACAGGCAAGGTAAAGGTCGGAAACGGTCGTGACAGATTTTCAGCATTACAATACCTGACAGGACCAAAAGGCGACAAGGGAGAGCGTGGCGAAACGGGACCAAAAGGTGAAGACGGAGTTCTTCGTTTTGAGGACTTAACAAGTCAACAAAGAGAAACATTAAAGGGTGCGCAAGGACCAGTAGGACCAGTAGGACCATCGGGACCAATAGGACCTCAAGGACCGACAGGACCAGCAGGGACTCAAGGTATCAAAGGGGAGACTGGCTCGCCAGGTCAAAATATTATCAATCAGAACGGTGGACAACCATTGAAATATTGGGCAGGAACGAAGGCACAATATGACGCAATCGCCAATAAAGATGAAAACACTATCTATGATATTTACACAGCATAGGGGGGAGGTAATATTGTGCGAGAAGGAATTTATGTAGGTAACAAGGAAGTTACTAAGCGTTATATTGGTAATAGTCTGGTTTGGGAAAAATTGAAATTGTTATTTAGCGGAAAAGAAACGATATTCTATAATTCATTCACTAGGGAAGTATCTATATTGAATCAAGAATTATCTTTAGAGAATGTAAAAGCTATTGAAATAAACGGACAAAAAATAGCCGTTTCTAGTGTTAGAAAAGGAACAAACCTTACCGTATTCAAATTCGTTGATAGTGCAAAGGAGTTTGAACGAAAAACGAATTTCAAACGAAGCACGCCTTATTACCAAGGGATTGATATAAAAGTATACGGAGGGGAATAAATGGACATCACAATTCAAAACGTCCGTGCGCCAGCACTTGAGCATAACGGTCGATATTACAAAGTGTTCCAGCCACAATCAAAAGACGAATTGCTGAAATTGCATCATTTGGGGTGTGCTGGGGATACCGTGATAACGGACATTCAGTTAGAGCAAGGAGATTTTCCTACTAGCTTTGTCGAACCTATGGTTACACAACGGACTTTATCTGGATTGTTTAAGGATATGAGGTCAATCGAGCTAGAAATGAGAGACCAAAACAGTACGCTGTGGAGTAAAATTCAAAAAAGCAACCAAGGTGCATTGACTCAATTTTTCGATACGAATGTTAAGAGTGCTATTGCACAAACTGCCAACGAGATTAGGCAGGAAGTGCGAGATGCATCAAATAGTGCAAGAGTTCAAGTTACATCGGAAGGTGTGACAATCGGTTCTACTACATTAACGGGCGAACAGTTAGCCTCAACCATTTCCACAAGCCCTAGAGGAGTTGACATCATCGCTCCTAAGATTAAGGTTAAGTCTGACATGATTGTGGACGGTGCGATAACCTCAAGCAAGATTGCTGCAGGGTCAGTTACCGCAAATGCATTGGACGCTGGGTCGGTTACGGCAGATAAGATTAAAATTGATACTGCATTAATTCAAAGACTAGTATCGCAACAAGCGTTTATCGATGAATTATTCGCAAAGCAAGCAACGATTACAAAAATCAAAAACGTTGATTTCACAGGAGACCATATCAAGGGAGGACGCATTTCCTCATTAAACGGAAATACTACATTCGACTTGCAAACAGGTCAAATTGATATGAACGGCTTTGGAGTAGGTATAAGAAACCAATTTCCAAACCGTCCATTGCAGTATCTTGCGTTTGGTGCTGGTAACATCAACGGTGTTGACGCATCATATACCGCATTATTAAGTAATCGAAACGGATTACAACAAATGGACCACACAATAGCAGGACTACAAATATGGAATGGACGAAGTGGAAGCAATGTTAAAAGTGCCGTCAACATGTACGGTCAAAGAATAACATTTAACCAGAGCGCACAAGCTGGATTGAAAGAAGTGTCTATTGACACTACAACACATACTATTGATGGTGTTGACGAGATTGTTATTCAAGGAGTAAAATTGTCGTTGATTTTAAATGACATTTACGACAACTTTAGAAACCTTGGAGCGAAAGCAGGAAACTACACTCGTGGGTATCACGATAGATGGAAATAACGGAGGGCAAATGAACACTCAAGATAAGATTATCAATGACTTAGCAATTCAATTGGCAAATAAAACTATTGAATGTGCTAATTACAAAGCGTTATATGAAGAGGCGCTAGAGCAAATCAAACAACTACAAACAGAGAAAGAAGAGGAACAATAATATATGGCTTTTAAAGTTATCAACAAATATTTACAAGAAAACAACCGCACTTTTGTTGCAATTCGACAAGATGCACCTTATACGGCTTTTGACCGTGTTTTAATTGGTGACCGTGTGAACGAGTCAGACGAGGAACTAATTAAGGCAGTTATCGGACAAGTGACTACTGAATTCAATCCAGCGGAAGGGGTTAAGAAACTTCAAGAAGACTTGCAAACGCAAGCGCAAGAATATGAAGGAAAACTTGCTGAGAAAGACACTAAAATCGCAGAGGTTAAAGCCGTTGCAGATTGGGCAGTATTGGCTCGTGTGACTGATACGGACAATCCATTAGACCCGACCGTTTTCAAACGTGGACTTGAATTAGTTGACCTTGGAAAAATTGGAAAAACTTACCAATCTCAAGAAATCTTCACACTTGAAAATCCTAATCACATCGAAAAATATCAAGAAGGACGACGTGTTATGATTCAAGTCAACGAGCCTTTCACATATCAAGGCGAAACACTTGAACAACTCGCAACGCTTGAGCAAAACGGAAAACTTGGTATTTGGAAATGGACTGAACCTAAACAAGAAAGACCAGCCAACGAGCTAAACACACAGCCAGTACAATAGAATTATGAAAAAGGGAGTGGTTTAATTGGAATTTTTAGCTTTAATCGATAAACTCACGCCCGTTTTAATTGTGATAATTCCAAGTTATTTCTCATTTAAGAGTACTCAAAATACAAAAGAGACTGAAAAACAAATCAATGTTCTTGCTGACAAAATTAGTGAACTTGAAAAATCAGTGGGTGAAGTTACTGAGATTGGGCGAGATAATAATGCCAATCTCTCGCTCATTAGAAAAGGTTTGCAACGTCTACAACGTTTTCGATTGCAGGAAAGTCTAAAAAAAGCAATCAGACGTGGCAGAACAAATCAGCATGAGATTGAGGAATTAACTCGGCTATATGAAAGTTACGTTGAATTGGGTGGAAATGGTGCTATAAAAATATTGTTTGAGAAATTTCTCGAACTGGAAATTGTGGAGGAAAGATAATGGATAAAATTAACTGGAAAGTACGAATTAAAAATAAAAATTTTTGGCTTACATTAGTGCCAGCTTTAGCATTGCTTGCACAAGCCTTTGCGAATATCTTCAATTTTAAATTGGAGTTTGGCGATACTGTTGATAAAATCCTAGTGTTTATCAATGTATTGTTTGCCTTTTTAGTATTGGTTGGGGTTGTTAACGACCCTACAACCGCTGGACTGACTGATAGTTCAAGAGCGCTTGGGTATCACGAACCGAGCGAAGATTAAATTAAAAGAGGGAAGTCTTTATACTTCCCTCTTCATTTTGTATGAAAGGGGGACAAACATTGAAAAAAATTATTAAACGACAAGCAGGCGTTTGCGCCAACGTCCGAGATAATATTTACAACATAAAAGAGGAATTCTATTCTCATGATAAGAATAACGCATTCATCGAGTTACAATTAAACGGAGTCAATGTTGAAAAAATCATTGTGTTATTTCACTTCAAAACGACAAATCGTTTCTTAGAAGTGGCTGGAGTGGTTGAAGGTAATATCGCAACTGTTCCATTCGATACCAGTTTAATTACAACGGATGAAATCGTGTATGGATATGTCTATGCTGAAAAAGTCGTACAATCAGCAGACTTGCTAAAATTCTCTTTTGGCGTTCGCATGTCAGAAATTGATAAGCACAGCGAATTACCAATCATAGAGAAAGACACAAAACGCATCATAGCAATAACGGATATTGTTACAAAGGCTGAATTAGAAGAGGCAATCAAGAATATCCATGTCGAAGGTGCAACCTTTGACGACTCTGAAATCTTGAGACGATTACAAGCACTTGAAACGAAACCAGAAATTGACACAAGCTCATTCGCTACTAAGCAAGAACTAGGAAACAAAGTTGAACGTGCTGAAATTGAGCAAATTTCAAGCGAAATTGAGGCTTTAAAAGCAAAGACGGATAAAGACACCGTCTATGACGATAGCGCCCTTAGAGAGCGTGTAACAGCGTTAGAAAACAAGACAGATAATGATACTGTATATAACGATACAGAAATCAAGCAACGCTTGGAAGTTTTGGAACACAAACCAAGTGTGAATACTAGCGAATTAGTTACCAAGCAAGAATTGGAATCTAAAGGCTACTTAACCGAGCATCAGAGCCTAGAAGAATACGCTAAAAAAACGGAACTACCGCAACCGTACAACGATACTGTATTAAAAATGCGAGTTCAAAATTTGGAAACAAAATCTGATACCCTAGCGACTAAAGACGAACTAAAAGCCGTACAGTTGAAAGCGGGCGAAAAAGGCGAACGAGGAGAGCCTGGCCCTCGTGGAGAACGTGGGGAACAAGGTCCAATCGGTCCTCAAGGAGTTCAAGGAGAACGAGGTCAAGACGGACAAGCAGGTCCAAAAGGAGAGCGTGGAGAACAAGGACAAGTCGGTCCTACTGGTCCTCAAGGTCCAATCGGATTGACTGGTCCTAAAGGTGCGGACGGTGTAGGCATTCCTCAAAAGCTAACTTTAAACGGAAACACGCTTATTTTGTCAAACGGTGGAGGCTCGGTAACTTTACCAGAAACCAGTCAAACCGCTTCGACTTCGTCTAGTGAACTTACTGGTGCTGGTATGCCAAATGGAAAAGTAGAAGGTAAACTAGGTCAAACTTATGTTGACACAGCCAAAACAAATGGTGCTCTGAAATGGATTAAACGAACTCCTTCAGGAAATCAAGGTTGGGCGGTGTTAGACGGTGACACTGGTTGGAAAACCTTAAATTCAGCTTCAAAACTAGGTAATTCATACGTAAAAGCACGAAGAATTAATGATATAGTGCAATTACAATTTGGCGGTTTACAATGGGGTTGGTTCGGTATTGTTCGCCGTGGCGGTCTAGGATTCGTGGCACATCCTGGAAATCGTGAAAAGAAAGTTTTCATCTTAACAAACGGACAAATGCCCTATGGTTACAGAACAGCAACATCATTAATCGGACCAATTTATAATGATGATGGTGTTCCCTATGGAACTTGGTACTTAGGTGGATACGGAGACGCAAATCACTTACGTTTCCAATTCTTAGAACCAATACCAGCAGATAAAGACATTGGCGACATTAGGGTTTCTAACATAAGTTATTTCACAGACGACCCTTGGCCTGTAAACTAACGAATTAACAAGAAAGAAGGAATTAAAATGGTAAATAAAATCAATGAAAATTTAATGGACGCAGGACGTTTAGAAAGTATCGATTTCGTTGTAATTCACAATGACGCAGGAAGTATGACGCCAGAGCAATACGTGGACTGGTTGCGTTATCGTGATAAATCACTTGGGATTGCACACTACTACTGCAATCGCAACACAATCGCACGAGTTATTGATACGTTCAACATCGGCTACCACACAGGCGATTGGTGGAGTAATTGCCGTTCTATCGGATATGAGGTTTGCGAAAGCATGAAAGTAAGCGATGAAGAATTCTTGCAAAACGAAGACGTGACTTTAATGCAAGCAACGGAAGATTTAATCTATTACGGCTTACCAATCAATACTAGCACTGTTAGATTACATCACGAGTTCGTGCCAACAACGTGTCCACATCGTAGTATGGAATTACACGGCGGAACGACAGAAAGCGTAAAGAATTATTTCGTTTCACGTATGCAATACTTCGCTAGTTTAGGCTCAACAGTCGATGAAATGCTAGGGCAAGTATCTGAAAATCCAACAGTTCAAGAAACGGTTAAGGAAGAAAGAACAGCTCAAAAATCTAACGGTAAGTCAGAGGACGAAGTTGCTCAAGAAGTGTTACAAGGACTTTGGGGCAATGGACAAGAACGCTTTGACAACCTAACAAATGCTGGATATAATGCTCAATCCGTGCAAGATAAAGTAAACAATATCTTAAACGGTGAAGCTCCTAGCAGCAGCGCTAGTTCAGACCTTGACAGCGTTGCTCAAGAAGTATTACAAGGATTGTGGGGGAACGGACAAGACCGTTTCAATAATCTAGAAAATGCAGGATACGACGCTCAAGCTGTACAAGATAGAGTAAATAGTATTCTAAGCGGTGGTTATAAACAAGACAGCAATGCTAATATCGATGCTGTAGCACAAGAAGTCCTTCAAGGACTTTGGGGCAATGGACAGGAACGCTTTGACAATTTAACAAATGCTGGATATAATGCTCAAGCGGTTCAAAACAGAGTGAACGAATTGCTTTCATAAAACATTTAAGCCTACCTTTTGGGGTAGGCTTATTTTTTTGCATTTTTTCCAGTAAAGCTGTCGACAATACATAATGTACGTGATATACTATAAATGTAATCAAGAAAGATTACAAAAAACAAACAAAGGAGCAAACACAATGACACAAAACTACAATGAGGAAATGAAATGGATGGACACTATTATAACTGAATTAGAAGGAATGAGCCCTGTAGCTTATAATACAGAGTTATCAAGAAAGAATGTAGAAATATTTTGTACAGTATCAACTAACCTATCGAAAACAAGAAATTTGCGAGATAAATATATTCGCTTGATGAATGTGTACGAACGTTTTGGCGAGGGGTTCTTCGTTGAATATTATAAATTAACTGACTTTGACGAAATCATCAAAGAGGTTGAAGAGTTATATAAACAAGCACAAAAAGCATTCAAAAAATTAAAATAATCAAGGAGTAATCAAAATGGATAAAGAAGAGGTAAAAAAAGAAATGCAAAAATATGAAATCGTTGAAAACGGGTTACAAGAGGCAGTAACAAACGCAGGCACATCACACTTGTTTTTAGAAAGTATCATGAAAATTGGCGACGCAGAAAAAACAAGAATGGCGGTTATCTATCATAGTCGAGTACATCAAGCATTCGGAAAAATTTCTATTCTATATGACATGTTTTTCGATGATATGGTTCAAATGACAGGCGCAACACTTGAAGAGGTTTATAATGAAACATGGTTTGAACGCTTTTCAAAAATCATTGAAGAACAAAACAAAAATCTTGAAGAGTTAATCAAATTATCAAAGAAATAAAACGAACCGCTCTCTTGAGCGGTTTTTATATGAAAAAATATTTTTAAAAAATTTCAAGAAAAGTGTTGACAATGTATAACATTCATGATACAATATATTTGTAAGTAAGAGATACAAACAAAACACAAAGGAGAGAAAAGAAAATGACAGCAAAGGAAACACTAACATTAAACCAAAAGACAATGGATGTACTACAAACACAAGGGAACGAAAAATCAGGAAGAATTGCACACGACCACAAATTGGTTATTGAATATTACGAAAGAGAGCGTGAAAGATACATCAGAGAAAACAAAGAGGTATGTATTGAGGGGTTGAATAAATTCGCAATCAATACAAGCAACGACATGCTATTACTAATGCAAAAATCGGTATTTAACTAAAGGAGGAGCAACAATGAAAGTAAGAGTAAGAATTGACAGCAAAACAGCGAGAAAAGTATTCAACGGAGATTTTGACAGCGTACCGCTTGAAATCATAAACAACAAAGGAAAATACATTACTAAACAAGACATGAAAGAAATTTACAGCCGTTCTGAATACATCAAAAAAGTAGACTTTAAAGGTTTACTAAAAATGGAAATCAGAGCAAAAAAAATAGAGCCTTTCATCGGCGAAAAAAATCTATATAGCACATTCATCATGGAAAAGATAGAGGGCAAATGGTACATCAGAGTGGCAAATCATTTTCTAGGCAGTTACGCTCAAGAAAGAACACTTTTCACATTTACAGACGAAACGTTTGACGACATCGTTGACAGAGAGAAAGAAGAGGAAGAATAAACATGAACGAGGCAAAAATCTATTCAGAAAAAGCAGATAAATTATATTGGAGATACCAAGGGAATTACGCCATTTTAATTTTAAGCACATTGCTTGATTATCGAGATACGCTTGATAGATACGCAAAATTGAAAACGCTAGGAAAAATTCAAACAAAGAAATACAACTCAATTAAGAAACACATTGACGAACTTGAAAAAAATATTGAAAAAAGCCTATAAAACTATTGACACTATATAACGTACATGATACAATAAGGATGTAAATAAGA